TTTGTAGCACGAACAGCCGTTGTTAAAAAGAAATAAGGGAGGATATAATGTCTAAAAATATAACAACTAAATCAAACACGTCAGTATCACCTATAATGGATGATATTCTTAACTCAGCAGGAGAAGGTATTGATTATGATACAAATGAATTACAAATTCCTTTTATCAGAGCAATACAAGCTTTGTCTCCACAAATCAAAAAGAATGATCCTCAGTTTATTGAGGGTGCATCTCAAGGTGATTTGTTTAACACTGTCACAGGTGAGTTCTGGGATGGCGAGGAAGGTATCGTGGTTATACCATGTTATCAAGAAACAAAGTATCTTGAGTTCGTTCCAAGAGATCAAGGCGGTGGTTTTGTCGGTGAGATAGAAGTGGACTCACCTGTTCTTAGTCAGACTACCAGGGACAGAAGTGTTGAGATACTTCCTAACGGCAATCAGTTGGTTAAGTCTGATCAACATTATTGTATGGTCTTGAATGATGATGGCAGTGCACAACCTGCTATTATTGATATGAAGTCTTCTGCATTGAAAGTAAGTCGTAGATGGAAGACACAGATAGCAATGTTCAAGATACAAGATAAAAAAGGAGAGTTCAAACAACCTGCCTTATTTGCTACTAAGTGGCGAGTTAAGACAGTTGAAGAGTCTAATGAACTAGGTACATGGTACAATCTCAATGTAGAGAAAGTCGATCTGGTTGATTCCAAGGCTCTGTTTGATGAAGCGAAAAGCTTTCGATCATCAGTGATGAAAGGGGAGGCGAAAGCTGTAGCTGAAAACCAAGAAGATACTCCCTTTTAAGGCATTTTTAGGGAGTTGGAGAGTAGCAGTGTTTGCTCAATTTCACTGCTACTTTTCTATTTATGTTAGTAACGCAAAAATTTTTTGATTTATTTGAAGGCTCTAATCTAGCACATGGTGAAACTACTGTGGGCAGTATGAGACGTAATGGTAAGGCTGAAGCAAAAAGCATTATCGTAAAAACACCTTTGTCTGTTGAAATGATAGAAGGTCATTTAAAAGGTGTCAAAGGTATAGGTTCAATACCTATTACAGATAAGAATGAATGTAAGTTTGGTGTCTTAGATATAGACAGTTACAATGTAGATCACAAAGAGATAGCAAAGAAATGTAAAGCATTAAAGATACCAGCAGTTATTTGCCGTTCAAAGTCTGGTGGTGCACATATATTTATATTTATGAAAGATTGGGTTAATGCTGCAGAGTTTCGTGATCATTTGTTCGAGATTGCTGCAGCAATGGGTTTTTCTGGTTGTGAGATATTTCCAAAACAGGACCAGATATTAGCAGATCGTGGTGATGTAGGTAATTTTATAAATCTACCTTACTTTGATAGTGATAAGACAGTTCGATATGCAGTAGATGAAAAGGGTAAAGATTTAAGTTTACAACAGTTTGTTACACAAGCTGAAAAGAAACGCATAACATTACATGATCTTAAAAAGATAGACTTTGGCACAAGAAGAGAAGAGTTTTCTGATGCTCCACCATGCCTACAAGGGTTTTTAAATTTAGGTGTGCCACAAGGTGCGAGGAACACAGTTCTATTTAATGTATGCACATACTGTCAGAAAAAGGACAAAGATACCTGGCAGAAGATGTTTGAAGATATAAATCAAAGATACTCGTCTCCACCATTACCTGCCACGGAGATTGTTGCATTACAAAAACAACATGAGAAGAAAGAGTATCAGTATCAATGTAATGTTGAGCCGTTAAGGAGCCATTGTGATAAACAAGTTTGTAAAACTAGAAAGTATGGTGTTGGTAATGGCAATGCAGCACCTTCGATAGGTGGTCTTACAATATTACTTTCTGACCCAAGATTATTCTTTTTAGATGTAAATGGTAAACGTCTTGAGTTGTCTACAAAGCAATTACAAATGCAACAACATTTTCAAGAAGCTTGCATAGAGCAGTTAAACTATATGCCGCCTATTATGAAACCAGGTGATTGGCAAACATTAATTAATCGTATGTTAGAAAAAGCTACAACTATTGAGGTCCCAGAAGAACTTACTATTAAGGGTCAATTTAAAGAATTATTACAAACATATTGTACAAGTCGAATAAGGGCACGATCACCAGAAGAGTTGAATATAGGTAAGCCGTGGACAGAAAATGACCTTACATATTTTACAATAAAAGGTTTACAGGAGTTTTTAAAACAACGTGGTTTTAATAATTATACCAGGCCACAACTTCAACAGAGATTGAAAGATTTAAACAGTGGTCAGAATTGTCATGGTGTTTACAAATTAAAAGATGAAGATACTGGAAAATGGTCAAACATACGAGTTTGGTGGGTTCCAGAGTTCCATGAAGAAGAAGTTGAATTACCAATAGAGGAGAGCAGTGATGAATCCGACATCCCATTCTGAAGATGATGAGCTTCTCACATTAACGGATATTGTCGAATGGATAAAGGTTTCTGAGTCTACCATCTACAGATGGATGGACGAAGGTATCTTTCCAAGACCTTTGAAGTTAGGTGCGGAGAGCAAACAGAGTCCTATGCGATGGATACGCAAGGATGTGTCTGATTGGATCAAAACCAGACCAAGGACAAAATAATGTTAGAGAAGTTAATATTTGGACCACCTGGTTGTGGCAAGACTTTTAGATTAATAAACGTGGTTCGTGATGCGTTAAAAAAAGGCACACCACCAGATAAGATAGGTTTTGTATCTTTCTCTCGTAAATCAGTTGAAGAAGCTAGAGCAAGAGTTGCAGCTGAATTAAATCTTACAGAAGAGGACACACCCTGGTTTAGAACTTTACACTCTACTGGTTTTCAATGGTTAGGTTTTAACAAAGATCAAGTTATGTCTCGATATGACTTTAACAATATTGGTAATGAAGTTGGGTTAGTGTTTGATAATACTACGGCTAGAAATAATCAAGATGGTTTAATAAGTGTATCAGCCAGGGAAGGTAACAAGTATCTTGAGATTATACAAAGATCAATCATGAGATGTGTTTCTTTAGAAGAGCAGTTTAACGATACAGAAGATTATACATTGCACTGGACAATGTTAAGAAAACTTCATGCTATCTATCATAATTTTAAAAAGGAAAACGATAAAGTTGATTTTACAGATATGATTAAAGGATTTGTAAATGGAGGCAGTGCACCTAGTTTAGATTTATTGATTGTAGATGAAGCACAAGATTTAACTCCGCTGCAATGGAGACAGGTTGATGTTATGAAACATCATGCTAAAGAGATATGGTATGCAGGTGATGATGATCAATGCATACATAGATGGAATGGTGTATCTGTAGATAATTTTATCAATGCTTGTCATAATATCGAGATCCTAACACAAAGCTATAGAGTTCCAAGATCTGTTCATTCGATTGCTGACAAGATTGTAAAAAGAATATCATACAGACAAGACAAAGATTGGAAACCATTAGTAAAAGAAGGTAGCGTTAATTATCATCTTAATTTGTTTGACATAGATATTGACCAAGGTTCGTGGACCTTTATGGCCCGTACAAATAAAATTGTACAAGGCATAGCTGAATGTTTGCGTGATGATGGATACCTTTATAATTTATATGGAGTTCCTAGTTTAAACCAAGATATGATTGACAATATGAAAACCTGGGAGCTTTTACAAAAAGGCAGCAAACTACCTTTACAAATGATAAAGAACCTATATGCAGCACTTCCTAAAGTTGGTGATAAAGCAAAAGTTAAACGTGGTGTTACGAAACAATTAGATTTTTTAGAGCATGATTTAATTTTAGGATATGATGATTTGGTACAAAACTACGGAATGATTGCACCAAAAGACACATCTTCAAGAGACATGTTGAATGTATCAAAAGATGATAGACTCTATATGGATGCCTTGACTAGAAGAGGAGAAAAATTTGAGTCTCCGAGAATTGATATATCAACCATACATGCTATGAAAGGCGGTGAGGATGATAATATCGTGCTCATGTCTGAGTCATCTCGTGCTTGTGTCAAGAATGAAAATCAAGATGATGAGCACAGAGTCTTTTACACAGGTGTCACAAGAACAAAAGAAAACTTACACATAATTGAAACAGAGTCAGAGAATAGGTATCAAATATGAAAAGAGAACAGATATTAGACAAAGCAAAGACATTGATCAGTGGTGAGAGGGCAAAGGACTATGGTGATGCTTATCTTAACCACAAAAGAATAGCTGAACTCTGGAGTCCGATACTTGATAAAGATATTACAGTTGAACAAGTGTATGCTTGTATGATTGCTGTTAAGTTATCCAGATTAATTGAAACACCAGACCATGAGGACTCGTGGATTGATATATGTGGCTACGCTGCTTTAGGAGGAGAGAAAAATGAGAGATAACAGTACAATGCATTTTCTTGAACGTCTTGAACTTGACCAGATGGAAAATGATTGGACACCTCCTACTGAGTTTCCAGATTTAACAAACTGTAAATACATAGCTATAGATTTAGAAACAAAAGACCCAAATCTTAAAAAGCTAGGTCCAGGGTGGACACGCAAGGATGGATATGTAGTAGGCATAGCTATCGCAGGTGGTGACTTCATGGGTTATTATCCTATACGGCATGAGGCGGGTGGAAATCTTGCAGAGGACAGGGTTATGTCCTGGTTAAAAAATCAGTTAAACACTCCTAACATTCCAAAGATTATGCACAACTCCATGTATGATTTAGGTTGGTTATATGCCTCTGGTGTTGATGTAAAGGGCAAGATCATAGACACAATGGTTGCTGCACCTCTGGTAGATGAGAACAGGTTTTCCTATGCTCTAAATGCTTTAGGACGGGATTACATAGACATGAGAAAAGATGAAAAGCTTTTGAGGGCAACAGCAAGTGATTGGGGTATTGATGCTAAAGAAGATATGTGGAGATTACCTGCAAAGTTTGTTGGTGCATATGCCGAGCAAGATGTAATTATGACGTTGAAATTATGGGATAGATTGCACACAGAGATTACATCACAAAGTCTTGAAACAGTATTTGATTTAGAAACAAGCCTAATACCTGTTGTTATGGATATGAGAAAGAAAGGTGTAAGGGTAGATCTTGATCAAGCAGAACAAGCAAGAAAGAAACTAATTAAAATAAAAGATGATTTAGTTCTTGACATAAAGAAAGAAACAAGCCTGGAAGTATTACCCTGGGTGGCAACAAGTATCGCATCTGTGTTTGACTTTTACAAAGTGCCTTATGGACGGACAGAAAGTAATGATCAACCATCCTTTACAAAAGCTTTCTTACAAACTTGTGAACATCCCATTGCATCAAAGATATTAAAATTAAGAGAAGTTGATAAGGCAAACAATACGTTTATTGATAGTATATTAAGATATGAGCACAACGGCAGAATACATTGTGAATTTCATCAGCTGAGGTCAGATGACGGAGGGACAGTAACTGGCCGTTTTTCTTCTTCTAATCCAAACTTACAACAGATACCTGCCAGAGATCCAGATATTAAGTCTTTGATAAGAGGTTTGTTTTTACCAGAAGAGGGTACAAAGTGGGGTAGCTTTGACTATTCGAGTCAAGAGCCGAGGTTACTGGTTCATTATTGTGCGAGTCTTGGTGAAGATAAACATCCTAAGATTGATGAGCTTGTAGAACAATATCATACAGATGATCCAGACTTTCATCAGATGGTAGCAGATATGGCTGAGATTAATCGTAAACAAGCTAAGACAGTTAACCTTGGTATTATGTATGGTATGGGTATAGGTAAGTTGGCAAACACTCTTGATATAACGAAAGAAGAAGCCAAAGAGTTATTAGGTAAATATCACTCCCGTGTGCCATTTGTAAAAGGTTTGGCAGACATGGTTTCATCTAGGGCCGCTAGATATGGACAGATACGAACTATTTTAGGTAGACGTTGTCGTTTTGATTTATGGGAGCCTAATAGTTTTGGGTATAAAAAACCACTGCGGTATGAAGATGCACATAAAGAGTATGGACCTAGTATACGCAGAGCATTTACATACAAGGCATTGAACAAACTTATACAAGGCAGTGCTGCAGATCAAACGAAGAAGGCTATGGCAGATTGCTATGAAGAAGGGTTTTGTCCTTTAATTACTGTGCATGATGAACTATGCTTTAGTATAGAGTCCGAGGATCAAGCATCAAGGATCAAGGAGATTATGGAAACGGGTCTTGAACTAAAAGTTCCAAGTAAAGTTGACCAGGAGTTAGGTGATAACTGGGGAGAAGTCGGTTGATTGGTGGTGAAATACGAAACGCAAACTCAAGAGTTATAAGTCTTGGTGCAGGTGTACAAAGCTCTGTTATGGCTTTGATGGCTGCCAAGGGAGAACTAACACCTATGCCAGAGGCAGCTATTTTTGCGGACACACAGTGGGAGCCAAAAGATGTATACAAGCATCTTGATTGGTTAGAAAAGCAACTGCCATTTCCTGTTTACAGAGTATCAGAGGGCAATATAAAAGAACATGCGTTAACTGGTAAAAATAAAAGAGGAACTAATTTTGTAACCATGCCTTTTTTTACAAAGCATGGGATTGGCAAAAGACAATGCACAAATGACTATAAGTTAGAACCAATTCGTAAAAAGATCCGTGATGTAATGGGTTTGAAACCGAGACAAAGAGCAAAGGACCTTATATGTGAATCATGGATTGGTATTAGTTTAGATGAGATGCAAAGAATCAAAGAGTCAAGAGATTATTATATTAAGCATCGGTGGCCTTTAATTGAAAAGAGAATGAATAGAAGAGATTGTCTTAGATGGTTTGAGACACATTACCCTGGAAGAAAGCTAGCTAAGTCTGCATGTATAGGATGTCCGTACCATAGTAATAATTTGTGGAGAGACATGCGAAAGAATGATCCAGAAAGTTTTCAAGAGGCAATAGACTTTGATAAGAAGATACGAAAAGCAAATGAAAAAGATTTAGATCAATATGTTCATCAGACACTTAAACCTTTAGATGAAGTTGATTTTGATACGTTAGAGGACAAGGGACAACTTTCTTTTCTTGATGAATGTGATGGGATGTGTGGAGTATGAAAGTGAAGCAGTGAAGCAAAAAGTTGAAAACTTTAATATTTTGAGTCTTAGCTGTTAAATATATAAAAGTTTGTTTTTTTACTGCACAGCTACACTTCTATCTCTTCCATACGCTTACATAAACGCTCCGCCCGATTTGGAACCTGTTTATGCCACCTCGAGTCACGCATCTGATTTGCACTTTCCTGCCAGTTGCCGTCCATGACAGCTTGGATATGTTTGCGAAACTTGCTGTATCTTGGTCTGCCTAGGTTAAACATCATGT